ACCAAGAATATCTTGAAGTTTTTAGACAATTTGGGTTTAGGCCAAATAGAGAATATAGGATAGATGCTTGGGCAGAAAATGGAGATGTCTCATTCTCTGAGACACTAAATATTTTTATCCCAATTCCACATATACCATACCTATCCTGGTCATGGAATGACGAGATTGCAGAATGGCAGCCACCATTCCAGCCACCAGACGATGGCAATATGTATACTTGGAATGAGCTTGAACAAAAATGGGACATCTATATACCAGAACCAGTTGCTGAATAATAAAAGGAATCGTGGGTATGAAAATAGCAATATATACTATTGCTCTTAATGAAGAGCAGTTTGTCGATAGATGGTATGAGTCTGTAAAAGATGCAGATTACATATTAATAGCCGATACTGGTTCTACCGATAATACAGTTAAAAAAGCTAAAAAGCTTGGAATCAATGTTGTGGACATAAGAATATCGCCATGGCGTTTTGATGATGCAAGAAATGCAGCATTAGCTGCCATACCATTAGATATAGATTATTGCATTTCTCTTGATATGGATGAAATAATTACTCCAAATTATAGAGAAGCATTACAGAAAATGTTTGATGATGATGTCACTAGACCAAAATATAAACATGTTTGGTCCTGGAATGAAGACGGAACACCTGGACTTGAATTTGGCTATGATCATATTCATACTAGGAAAAACTATAGGTGGAGACATCCAGTACATGAATGCTTGTATCCATACGGTATTGAAGAAAAAGAGGGTTGGGCTGAAGGATTAGAGACACACCATCATCCAGATCCAACAAAGAGTAGGTCACAATATTTACCACTTTTAAAAATGTCTGTAACAGAAGATCCTCATAATGATAGAAATGCATTTTATTATGGAAGAGAGTTATATTTTTATGGCCAATACGAGGAAGCTAAAAAAGAATTAATTAGACATCTTAGCCTACCCTCTGCCGTGTGGAAGCCAGAAAGATCAGCATCAATGAGGTATATTGCTAAATGCTCTTATGGAGAAGAAAGAGAAAAATGGCTTATTGATGCCCACAGAGAAACGCCAAACAAAAGAGAACCTTTGGTAGATCTTTCTACATATTATTATGAAAACGGGATATGGGATAAATCATTAGAGTATGCTAAGAAAGCTTTAGATATAAAAGAAAAATCTCTTGAGTATTTGTGTGAAGAAGAAGCCTGGGGAGATAAACCATATGATCTTGCAGCTATAGCATCCTACTCTTTGGGACTATATGATGACGCATTAAGCTATGGGGTCGAAGCATTAAAGCTAAACCCAAATGATAAAAGACTTAAGTTTAATTTGGCATACTATTCTAACAAAAACATAAACAAATAGCATGATATAATTAAATAGGTTTTTGGAGGAAATTTGGCTACCATAATTCAGCAACGCAGAGGAACTGCAGCAGAGTGGAATGACTCTAATCCAGTTCTCGCTATGGGAGAAATTGGCTATGTTACAGATCCTGGTGCATCATATATTAAAATTGGTGATGGAGAAACGCCGTGGAATGAGCTAGATACCATTAGCGGCCCTGCTGGCCCTGCTGGTCCACTAGGACCCACTGGACCAGTCGGACAGACTGGACTGCAGGGAGAGATTGGCCCAACTGGTGCAACAGGACCTACTGGTGCAGCTTTATTTGTTATTTCTGAAACAGCACCAGAATCACCTAATCCTGGTGACGGCTGGTTTAATAGTGCAACAGCAACTACTGCAGTCTGGTATGAAGACTTAGACGGTGGACAGTGGGTCGAAGCAGTAAATGTTGGACCAATAGGTCCTACAGGACCAACAGGACCAAACGCAACTATTAGCGAGACACAGCCAGAAACTACAGTGGCTGGAGCATTTTGGTATAAAGAAAGCCTAAATGAGCTATATATTTATTCAAGCGATTCTTGGATAAAAATTAATTAGTGTTGTATGATAAAATAGACATGGAGAACACATGTCAAATCCTTCTAACCTTTATGCAGAAAAGATATTTGCAGAACATCCAATAGCCTTGTGGCCACTAGATGAAGATGTAAATTATCTATCTTTAATATCTTCTACAGATAGAGATATTTCTACGTGGAATCTAGAAGATTGTTCTGTTTCTGAAAATACTTCCCTTATTAGAAAAATTGCTTCAGAGCCAATTTATGAAATTTCTTCTGAAGGAGTTTTAACTTTTAATGTTAATGCACCACAGCTAATAGATAAATATATTAGTCAGGATCTAGGAAGCATCACTATTGGATTTTATTTTTATACTGAATCAACTAACTTAACTGAATTAGAGATAGGTTATACTTACGACTCTCCTGGAGATCCTAAATATGTTGATGATGCAGAATATTCTGAATCATTCATTATAAAAGAGTACGGCTCTTGGCAATATGTTTCTAAAACTTTTCCAATACCACAAGAAGAATTATTCACTATTAGTCTTGCAAATAATGATTTATCTATTGTTGCTGGACAGCCAACTAAAGTTCAAATAGATTCACATGGTTTTTCAGACGGTGATATGGTAAAGATAAACGTTGACTATGATGTACCAAGTAATTTAAATGAATATAGTACTTTTTATGTTGTTAATGCAACAGCAAATGAATTTGAGATAGAGAATGTCCCTGGCTCTGGTGGTATAGAGTTTGGATTCCCAGCTTATGGAGACATATATCTTTCGCTGGTAAAATCAATAAGCCCATTTGTAAGATATACAGTCAATTCCTATTTGCCTAATACATCATACATTCATGCATTATCTATCGGACAGTGGTCATCGGAGTTTTCTGAATACTCTGTTGGTTCAAATGCTGAAGAAATATCTGGCATAAATATACCAGAAGAATATTATGGTATACGGGCAACTTCGTATGGATTGTATGATATCGATGCTTACTATCTTGCAAGAGAAAACAAGTTGCTTGCAAAAAATAATAGTATTCCAATGGTATATGGATCATCTAACTTAACTAGCATACTTCCAGAAAGATTTGGTGGCCCATCGTTGATATTTCCTGGTGAAGGATTCTTAAATGAATCTGGAAGATATAAAACATTTACTTTAGAGATTTGGCTAAGAATTAGTCCAGATACAAAAGAAGCTAGAAGAATTTTTGGACCAATAAATTCTAGTGACGGTATCTATGTGGATGGACCATTCATAACACTTAAAGTAGGGAATGCAGTACAGTCACACTATGTTGGCGAATGGTATAGGCCAATGCTTTTAAATATTATTCTTTTTAATAATGGTGCAGCATTGACTATAAATGGTGAAACTGTCCTTAAAATAGAGTTTGATACGAACTCTATAGAGTTGCCAGCAAAATATAGTCTTTCTGGAAAAGATCAAGACTGGCTTGGTTTTTACTCATACTCTGATATTTTTCAGTTTGAAATAGACTGTATAGCAATTTACTCATATAGAGTTCCTACCGTAATGTCAAAAAAGAGATGGATATATGGTCAAGCAGTCAGTTTCCCAGAAAATGTAGCACCATCATATCTTGGAAAATCTTTCCCAGTAGATTATACATTTGCTAACTATAGCAATAATCATATTTATCCAGACATGGCATCTTGGAGAAACGGTATAGCCGAAAATATTTCTTACAAGAATAATGTTTTGCAACCACCAAACTATCAGCTTCCAAAATTTATTTTTAATAATAAAACATCTGAAGACTGGTATCTTTCCTTGGAAGAATCAACACCAAATGCTATTAGCTTAAAGCCAGATGATTCATGGAGCGAAACAGATGGCTACATATTCTTTGATCAAGTTAATATTCTTGAACAAAAAATCAATGGATTCTATGGAATATTTGAAGCACCAGTTAATTTTTCTGCTACAGAAACCTTGTTTAAATTACAGAATCAATCCAGCGGCAATTATCTAGAAGCAGACATTTGTACAGAATACAAGGATATAGAAAACATCGATGGAACACAGCTAACCTCAACTGGGCATAAGCTTAAGACTAATGATATTATTCAGATATTAATAAATGTTGGTGAAGAGGGAGAAGAAACTACAAACTATAAATCTTATTTTGTTACAGTAATAGATGAGGATACATTTGAAATATCATCTAATAAGGAAGAAGCAGCAGAAAACATTTCTGATGATATAGCAGAAAATATTTTTAAGGTAAACTACATACAATATAGTTTGAAATTTAATTCAGATAATGAGTTGTTGATATATAGAACACCAGCTATTACTTTGGGACATTCTATTGTTGCTGGAATTCATTTTAATGATTTTGCTAATTATTTCGGTGGCAACATAGAAACTCTTCTTGGCAATAAAAAGATGTTAAAGCTTTATGTCGGTGGTAATCAAAACTTCAATAAAACATTTTCGGGGAAAATATATGCCGTCGGTTTTTGCACAGAAAGAAATCTAAATGATTTGGATTATTTGTTTGATAATAAAGGAATTCCATTTTTAAGATATCAGTTTGATAATAAGAATCCAGCATATGGGTTAGTGTACGATCCAGATACAGATAAAAATGTTTATGATTTGTCTTATTATGACATTGCCGATGCTGGATATTTATATGAAGAATATGTTGATAATATTCTGTCACATACAGCTAGCTACACGCTCGGTGTAAAAAACTTTTTTGGGCAGAGATATCTTGATGTAGCGACAAGCTCGTATTGGCAAGATTATGTGCCTCTAAGTTTTTTTGCTAAAAATATAGTTAATGCAGATAATAGGAAATACTATACGCTTGATTTTATTCAATATAACGCAGACATTACAGTTCCAGAAACATTTGATGAAAATAATAATTTTGATACATCAAGGAAAATAGTAAAGTCATACATTTCATTTCAGCCAGTATCTGCTGGACCAGTATTGACTGAAAATTATTTTACTAATACTGTTAAGGCATCAAGAAGTAAAGTTGTTCAACCAGATGAAAATTGGCTAACAACAAAATATGAGGTTGTTAATGGATCAATAATTTATTTGCCACCAAATATAGATATCAATGATATTGCTATTGTTACACATATATCCATTAAATCTAGTGGTATTATAAAAAATCCAATTAGGGTTAGGTCTGTTCAGCTAGCTGGCAAGGCACTCAATTCTCTCACATCTAATCCAATACAAACAAGATTTGGTGTGTCTGTATATCCTTACACGAAGTATGGAGTTTATTTTAATTATAAAGATATACCACCATACTTAATATATAAAGATAATACGCCACACTTATATTTGACAAAAAATAGTGGACTAGAGCTGACTGGAAATTTTGCTTCTAGTAACAGTGGAATTTCTTTACCAATAAATAAAGAAAGAGTTGATAACTATTATTTATCAACTTTGCAGTTTTCTATGAGATTTACAAGGGATGATATTGTACAAAGCCCTAAAGAGATTATCCAAATAGATAATGGACTTCAGGATGACTTAATTAAAATATGGATTGCGCCATCACTACCAGCCAATAGAAGATTTAAAATTTATGCAACAGATAGACATGGTAATGAAATAAACAATGTCTTGTTCTACATAAATGGATTAAAAAATACAAACCCAGTTATTTCTAAATATGACTGGAACATGATTTCAATAGCACTTGTAGATACTATAGATATGTCAAATAAAAGAGGAAGGGTAAACTTTGTTGGCCCAATACTTTTTAACAATGTTTCTTACTATGCACTAAACTCAGCACAAAAGTCTCAGCTAGATTTTGGTCTAGGAGAATATGTTGGTATAGATCCAGCAATAGCATATAGTTCATTTATAGGAACTAACAAGATCATTACTGGTGATGACATTGATTTGTCAATAAAGAACTACCAGTATTCTATATTAAATGATTTAAATGTACAGTCTGCTACCATTAAACCAGTATAATGTGTTATAATTAGACCATGGGTAAACAAAAACCGAATGGTATTGGTAAAAGCAAAGCCACAATCATTGATAAAGGATATGATTGGGGCATTTATGTATGGAAAAAGTCAAATGGCAAATGGTTTACTGACGGAAACGGTAATATTCTAAATATTCCTGCCATGAAGGGTGACATTTCAAAGCTTGCAGAACTTAGAAGTGCAGCAGCTCACTATGGAGAGCCTGACGGAGAGCCAGTATTCTTTGCTGGTCTAAATAGAGTTTCTGATGAAGAGTATAGCGAACAGGTAAATAGAATGAAGGAGGGTTTGATTCCAAACCTTAACGATCTAGGTGCAGTTCACGCAGCTCAGCAGACAGTAAAGCAATGGGGTAGCGAAGACTAATGGCAGAATATATTATTGGTGCAGAAGTTCCAGAGATTCCAGAAGAAGACGATCTGTTTAAAAGACAAGATCCATTTACTAAAGACTGGAATGATCTAAAGGCATTTTCCGGACTTGACAATAATTTCAAACGTCGTACAAGCAGGGTAGCTAAAGTAGCTTCTATGCCACCAAGTGCTGGATACATCGAAGCATCTAGAGCTGTACAGTCTGGTATTGAGGGTGCTAAGTCTAAAGAAATCAACCCTGGCGATGTGTATCGTAATGGTTATGGCATGTTTGATGTCATCACACCACCATGGAATCTTTATGAGCTTGCAAACTTCTATGATACATCTTTTGCTAACCACGCAGCTATCGATGCAAAGGTAGAAAACATCGTTGGCCTTGGTTACGATTTTAAAGTTTCAGAACGTACAATGCTTAGGCTTGAAGACAATGATAATCAAGAAGCTACAATGAGAGCACGTAAGAGAATTGAAAGAGCAAAAATTGAGCTTAAGGACTGGCTAGAAAATCTTAATGACGATGAGTCTTTTACACAAACACTAACTAAGTTTTACACAGATGTACAAGCGACAGGAAACGGGTATTTAGAAATTGGTAGAACTATCAACGGAGAGATTGGCTATGTCGGCCACATCCCATCAACTACAATGCGTGTGCGTAGATTGCGTGACGGGTACGTACAAATAATTGGTAACAAGGTTGTTTACTTTAGAAACTTTGGAGCAAAGAATCCAAACCCAATTACAACAGATCCAAGACCAAATGAGATTCTTCACTACAAAGAATACTCACCACTAAACACCTTCTATGGCGTTCCAGATATCATGTCAGCTATTGGATCTTTGCAGGGTGACCAGCTAGCTTCACAATACAATATTGACTACTTTGGAAATAAGGCAGTTCCACGATATGTTGTAACTCTTAAGGGAGCTAAACTATCTGCTGATGCTGAAGACAAGCTATTCAGATTCTTGCAGACAAACCTCAAGGGTCAGTCACATAGAACCCTATACATCCCACTACCTGGCGATTCAGACAACAACAAGGTAGAGTTTAAGATGGAGCCAATTGAGAATGGTGTACAAGAAGCATCGTTCAAGGAATACCGTCTACAAAACCGTGACGATATTTTGATTGCTCACCAAGTCCCACTATCAAAGATTGGTGGTGGTGATAGAGCAGGTATTGCTGCAGCTCTAGCTCAAGATCGTACGTTCAAGGAGCAGGTATCAAGACCAGCTCAACGTAATCTTGAAAAAATGATTAATAGGCTTATAAAAGAGAAAACAGATATTATTGAGTTTAAGTTTAATGAGCTTACGCTTACTGATGAAATTGCACAATCACAGATTATTGAACGATACGTAAAGACACAGGTTATCACACCAAATGAAGCTAGGCAGCAACTTGGGTTGCCACAGCGTACAGATGGTGATGCTCCATTTCAGATGACTTCTAGACAAGCCACTGATATGAGAGCTAACACTGCCCAGAATAGACAAAGGGACACTGAGAGATCGAATAACCAGGCAGACAGCCCTGGTACGGTTGACGGAAGAAACGCACAGGGCGAAGGACCTGCAACAGCGTAATTATAACATTTTTATAAAACTTATAAAAATGCATGTATAATGGATCTAGTATGACTATTTCAAAAGCTCATTGGGATACTGATGGCGATTCACTTCGCCTTTCAATGCCGTTCTCAAAAGTAGATCAGGAGAGACGTATTGTCTCTGGTTTTGCTACTCTAGACAATGTTGATCGTCAAAACGATATTGTCACTGCTGAAGCCAGCATGAAGGCTTTCAAGAAATTCCGTGGTAACATCCGTGAAATGCACCAGCCATCAGCTGTTGGAAAGATGGTAGACTTTAAAGAAGACAAATACTTTGATCCAGAAACTAAGAAGTTCTATCGTGGTGTTTATGTCTCAGCATATGTTTCCAAGGGTGCACAGGATGCATGGGAAAAGGTTCTAGACGGAACTTACACTGGCTTCTCTATCGGTGGAAAGATGCTAAAATGGGATGATGGGTATGATGAAAACGTTGATAACAAGATTCGTGTCATTAAGGAATATGACTTGATCGAACTTTCTCTTGTTGATTCTCCAGCAAATCAGTTTGCTAGCATTCTATCTGTAGAGAAGGTTGATGGCGTTGATGTCATCAAGGGTATTGATGCAGACACAGTTCTAGAGAATGTATTCTGGGACTCAGATGCAGATTTGGTTGTCTTGTCAGAAAAAGAAACAGAGTTTAGTCCTATTTCTGGCGAGGTAATGGAAAACATTGGCTTTGTCGAAAAGGCAGATGCTGACAAAGCTGACATGGTAAAGTTCTTAATTGATAGTGCTAAAGGCATTAATGCAATTGAGATAACAAAGGAGGTAAGTCCTATGACTGACGCAACAGAAGAACTCGTAGAGAAATCAGACGAGACAGTTGAAGAAGTAGAGGTCGCTCCAGAGGCAGATGCCGAAGCTGAAGAGGTTGTTGAGGCTGCAGAGACTGAGGCAGATGCCGACGTTGAAAAGTCTGACAATGTCGATGAGGCTGCTGCTGAAGCAGCTGAAGATGCTGATGCTGAGGTAGCCGAAGAGGCTGCTGCAGCTGAAGAGGTTGAAGAGGTATCTAAGTCAGACAGCACAGATGTTGTTGCTGAAATTCAGAATACTATCACATCGGCCTTTAGCGATCTAGCAGAAACCGTAAAAGCTCTACACGAGCAGGTTGATGCACTTAAGAAATCACTTGACTCGGTTCAGGCAGATGTTGCCTCTACCAAGGAAGAGATTGGAAAGCGTGTTGATGCCGTTGAGGCTGACACAGCTTTTCGCAAGTCTGGCGATCTAGGCGAGATCGTGCAGGATGAACCAGAAATGGTTCAAAAATCCCTATGGGGCGGTCGTTTCCTCAAAACTGCCGACTTATTTAAATAAAATAAATAATAAAAAATCACTTAGGAGGTGACAAATGTCGGAAGAGATTATCAAGAACTATCCAGATGGCGATGGCAACCCAACCGTAAACGGTGAAGGTGCTTTTGCTTCTGGTGGCATTGGTGGTGTTGCTGATCCAGGTGCTAGCACCCTCGGAAACATTCCAGATGCCGAGTTTGGTCTAACAACAGGTCCAAACGCTGTAAACCCTTCAGGTGAGGCAGGTAGTGGTATCCTACGTCCTGAACAAGCACGTCGTTTTATCGACTATGTTTGGGATGGAACTGTTCTCGCCAAGGATGGTCGTCGTGTGACTATGCGAGCTAACACAATGGAACTTGAAAAAGTTAACGTTGGAGAGCGTGTAATCCGTGCCGCAAACCAGGCCGACGCAACATACACAAACGCTGGTGCTACATTCAGCAAGGTTGAACTTACTACTAAGAAGATCCGCCTTGACTGGGAGGTTTCAGCTGAAGCACTCGAAGACAACATCGAGGGTGCTGCACTAGAGGATCACCTAGTTCGTCTCATGACAAATGCTTTTGCAAATGACATCGAAGATCTAGCTATTAATGGTGACGGTTCTACTGGTGACTTCCTTTCCATCATGGAAGGTTTTGTCAACAGAGTAACCACCAACGGTGACGCACACGAGCACGTTGCAACAGTTACTGACAATGAGTTTACCCCAGAAGTTCTTCAGGGTGTAATCAACGCATTGCCACGTAAGTACCGTGCCCTCAAGAGTGGTCTAAAGTTCTACGCAGGTACAGATGCCTTCCAGGGTATCGTAAAGGCTAACGGAACAAACAGCCAGAACATCTGGACTGAACAGTACCGTAACTCCTACCTTGCTGGAACCGATCAGGTCGTTGGAGAGGCTCGTACAACCCGTGTTCTCGGCATTCCTGTCATGGAGGTTCCTTACTACCCAGACGGCTATGTTGACCTCACATTCCCAACCAACCGTGTTTGGGGCTTCCAGCGCGACATCACAGTAAACCGTGAATACGTTGCTAAGAAGGACACCATTGAGTACACCGTATTCGTACGTTTCGGTATTCAGTGGGAAGAGGAAGACGCTGTTGCATTCGTTGATGCAGCTGCTGAGAGCTAAATCTAACTAAATAACCCGATTAGGGGGCAGGGGGAAACCTCTGCCCCCTTTTCTAATTAACTGATATAATTAGTTAGGAGGAAAAATGTCGGACAACGTAATAAGAAACCCAGTTCCTAAAAACTTCCAAAAGAAAACTGAAACAATAGCTCAAGTAAATAATGGTGCGATTGGTACTGCTAAAAAAGAATTAGTTAAAGAAGAAAAATTACATTACAGAAGTGATACAAAAAAGGAATATAATAAGGTAGCAGTTTATTCGAGCAAAAGTGTTAGTTGGCCTGGTGTTGGCAGAGTATTAAAAGGTTATAATATTGTGCCAAGAGAGAGCTTAGAGAAGTGGCTTACTCGTGACCATGTCAGAGAAGCTACTCCACAAGAAATAGCTGAGGAGTTTGGTTTATAAAATGGACATCTTAAGAGTGCCCTCTCTTGCAACAAATGCGACTATTACTGGGTTGTCTGCATCTACAGAGTATGACTATTCTATTCTTGATGACGTTGATCACTCTATTACCGAGGGTACAGAGACTACAGACTCTAACGGTAAGCTAACAATTACCCTACCACGTGAATATGATGGATCGTATACTGTAACGGTTGACGATACAGAATATTACTTTACAGTAACAAGGCCATACGTTGATCCAACAACTAAGGCTAGCACTGCTTCTGATATTGCAGAATATGCTGGTCATGAAGAACTTGCAAGAGCTATTATTGATTCTGTTGTTGCAGATGGATTCTATTACCGCAAAAGATTCATCGAGACTGTAGGGCTTGGTTCAGACTACCTACCAGTTTGGCACAAAATAAACAAGGTACTAAAGGTATATGAAAACAATGTTCTTCTATATGATGCAGCTAATCCAGAAGATTACACAACATCATATGCATTGACTTCAGATAAAACTGCTATCGTAGAAACATACAATGGACAGATTAACAGGCTAGAAAATGCAGCAATTGTTCTACCAGCTGGTGGATCAGATTTGCTTGATCTACAATATTCTTATAGAGGATTCCCAAAGAGCTTTGATTATAGACTACTTGTAACTCATGGATACACAAGCATCCCATCTGACATCAAGAAGGCTACAGAGCTTCTTGTCGATGACATCTCATGTGGCAAGCTTGAATACTACCAAAGATATATTACTTCATACAATACAGATCAGTACAAGGTTCAGCTTGATAAGCAAGCTTTCTCTGGAACTGGTAACGTAATTGTTGATAAGATTCTATCTAATTATGCGAGGTATTACGGAACTCCAGGAGTGTTGTAATGAGTTGTAACACTAATGACTTCCGCTTCCCAATGCAAGCAGAGATCTACTATCCAATGATAGATCAAAGCCCGTATGGCAATATAGCAAAGACCTGGACATTTGATAGGACACTTGTCTGTAACGTAGTACCAGCTGGTGCTAATGAAAAAGAAGAGTTAAAGATTAACATAAACGTTGTTCTTGATTCTATTATGTCTGCTAGATTTAAAGAAGACCTTAGAATTAGTTCGTATGGAGAGTCTTTCGCTATTGAAAATATCCTTATTACAAATATTAGGGATAAGAACTGCAATGAAATCTATTTAGAGGCTGGGGGGCCACGTGATGGCCAATCAACGCTATTTGAGATAGCAACTATACAACCATTTATAAACCCATTTGGTCAAATAGAGCATTATAAAGTTATGCTAAGAAGATCTGAAAATCAGGAGTTTAGCGCATGATAAGTGTCCAGTTTGATTTAGATCGTAAATTTGCAAAGCAGATGAATAATCTTGTAAAGTATTCTTTTGGATTTATTGATGGTGTAAATGCTGGTAAGCAATTGTTTTTTGCTACCGTTGGAGAAAAAACTGTACAGATTATGTCTGAGTTTATAGACTCTATGGCAAGGCACGATCCAGAATCATTGCATCACGTTTATGAGTGGGAGCAGGTTGGAAACTCTAATGCTAGACTTTTTGAAATAAACTATACTGTAAGTAATTTGGGTCTATCATTAAAATCAACATTTAGTCAATCAACATCAATTAAGAATGGCTCCAATGTTCCATTTTATGATAAAGCAAATATGATGGAGGCTGGTGTTTCTGCTGTTATAAGACCAGTAAATTCTGATGTTCTAGTTTTTGAACAAGATGGAAATACAATTTTTACAAGAAATTCAGTTAGGGTAGATGACGTTGGAGGATCTGCAACTACTGGAAGTTTTCAGCAAGCATTTGATTTATTTGTTAATAGCTATTTCTCTCAAGCCTTCCTACAAACTTTTGGTATAAGTAAGAGATTTGGTAATCTTTATACATACAAGAAAAATCTAAAGTCTGGTTTAAGATTAGGCAAACCTGCTGGTTTCAGTGCTGGATTTAGATGGATCGCTAACTTAGGAGTAGGCACATAATGGCTATTACATATCCCCCAGTTCTTATTAATGAATATCTTGCAGAGAAAGTTCCACAAAGATTGGCTGGTAAGTTTAAGGGCCAACTTAACTTTTTCCCAACAATGCCTACAGATATTAACGCATTGTCTAGAACTAACCCAGCTTTGGCTACAGATGTTTTTGGTGTATATGACAGAATGTTTAAGCTTAATAGAAATCCATTTCCACACATTAAGTGCGAACAACTAATGTATTATTTCTATAAAATGAATGGTGACCCAGAATTGCTATTTGAAACAATACAGGTTGTTCAAGATTTGTTAGATAGAAAAGATGAATCAGCACAGGAGCTTAATGCCTGGATTTCTTCTAAGGTAAATGCACAAGGACTTGTTGTTCTTGGAAGCGGTAGAATGCAAAGAACATTTAAGCCAGTATTTTTTCACGATCTTACAATGTACTCCTTGGAAGAGTCTAGAGATATTGTTTCTCAACAAACAAATAAAACATTTGTTGCTTCTAAAATAATTATAAGCTATGATTATCACACTAAAGATTATTCATAAATAGTCTATATAATGGTATAGAGGAAACACGCCCATATTTCGTAAAAGAAAATGAGGTGAAATACTATGGCATATACTCGTGGTAATAGCTCACAGATTATCGTGGGTGCTGCTGCGCTATTCACTTACGAAGCAGGAGAGTTGGCAGACACTGATCTACCAACACTCGTTGACGATGTATCTTTTAAAGACACACTCCAAGACGACGCTGACTTCCGTAATGTTGGATACACCATGAACGGTCTTGAGATCGTTTTCCAGCCTGACTTCGGTGAAGTTCAGGTAGACCAGGTGCTCGACGTTGCCAAGCTTTACAAGCAGGGTATGCAGGTTAACCTTAACACTGCATTCGCTGAGGCAACTCTCGAAAACCTTCTATACGCAATCGCTGGTGGAGATGGAGACATCGACGCTGACGGTAGCGAAACTGGAAACGAAGCATTCGCAGGACACAAGGTTCTCAACATGTCCGCTGGTGACATCGGTGAGTGCCCTGTAGAGCGTGGTTTGGTTGCAGTAGGACCAGGTACAGGTGACTGTGCAGCATCCGATCAGATCGAGCGTATTTACGTTGCATACCGTGCGCTCTCAATTGAGAGTGTTACAGTATCAGCTAAGCGTGACGAGGCTACTATGTTTGAGGTATCTTTCCGCCTTCTTCCAAATGATGACGCATCATACGGTAAGATTGTGGATCGCACTATCCCAGCTTCATAGTTAATAGTAATAACAAAGCCCAGGACTAAACTCCTGGGCTTTGTTATTTTGGTACAATGTATTAATGGCTAAGCGTATTTATGAGCAGGGTACAGTAACTCTGATAGACGGAACTGAGCTAGTTCTTGGACCACTTAAAATAAAGTACATGAGAGACTTTATGGATGTCTTTGATCTGATCAAGTTTACTCAGACAGATGAGCAATCTATTATTGTTCTTGCAGAATGTGCAACTGTTTGTATGCAGCAATATTATCCATCTATCAAGAATCGTGAAGATCTTGAGGATATGGTAGACCTTCCAACTATTTATAAGATTTTAGAGTTTTGTGCTGGTATTAAGATCAATGGCGAAAAAGAAGATATTGATAAGCAAGCTAAAGATGAAAACGATAGGAATACTTGGGAAGACCTAGACTTAGCTTCTCTTGAGGCCGAAGTATTTCTTGTCGGTGCTTGGAAAGACTTTGCAGAGCTAGAGCTTTCTTTATCTATGTCTGAGCTTATTGCTATTATTGAAAAAATGAGAGATTTAGACTATAATGAGAAGAAGTTCTTGGCAGCTATGCAGGGCGTTGATTTGGATAAGGAATCTGGCAAGGGTAATTCTAATGCTTGGGAAGAAATGAAAGCAAGGGTATTTAGCGGTGGTAGAACTGGTAATCCTAATGATATACTTGCATTACAAGGACGAAACGCAGCAAACGCTGGTTTCGGTATAGGAAACGGTCTGTCTTATGAAAGAATAGACAGGAAAAAAGACTAGCGTTTATGTTATAATAGATAAGCCAACAAAAGGAGAAAGACAATAATGGCAACAGTAAACGAAGAAAAAGAAATTGTACTTGTAGATGGAACAAAGGTTAGTATTAGACCACTAAAGATTTCATTGCTTAGAGCTTTTATGAAAAAGTTTGAGGGTATTCAGGCAGTAGCCTCAGATAACGAAAAATCAATGACAAT